ATCTCCGTAGTCTACGAAGTATACATTTTTGATTCCTCCTACGGAATCTTTGCACGGAACGAGTCTCCCAGCACTTAAATCACAAGCCATTTTTTTTTGTTTTAGAAAGGGGAGTAATTACAACCCCCCATTATTATTTAATTATTTATTATGCGTGATAAAGAACTATTTCTGAACCAATTGCATATTGGATTCCAGCTGTATATCTCATTATTACTCTAAAATTCTGCGAACCGTCTAAGTCGCTCATATCTAATAATCTTGCAGAATTTTGGTCATTTAATAAACCAGTTCCAAAAAATAAATTAGATTTTTGAGTTGCCATTGCAGTATTGTCATTCATTCCGTTTGCAACGAATAATTTAACACCATCAAAAGTCAAAGCTTGGTCTCCGTACCACATGTGAGACTTAGCGTCAACACCTGAATTGGTAGCAGCGAATCCACCCAAAGCTCTTACGTAAGCTCTTGCTATATTCTGGCTGATGTAAATGTGCATATCATCTTTTCCGTAAAGAGTTGATGGAATTAAGTCGACAATATCTCCTAGTTTTTCAACCACATTCGAACTTGTAACAGCAGCATGACTAGCAACATCAAGAACAGATGAATCAGCTAAAGCCAAAGGAACAAAGCCATCAAACTGACCTTCAGTAGAATTTACGCCTTCCCAGATATTGGTCTCTGTAGATGCACTTACCATTTTTGCAACGTGTCCCATTATGTAAGCAGTAAAATCTTTTGGAGGATTGTTATAAGCTGAATAGCCCATAGAAATTGCTTCCCAAGAATCTAACCATTTTTGCGTACAGAATTCAAGATTTACTTGAAACTCTTCTGGAGTCAATATTCTTTCAGTAATATCAACCTGTCCAGTTGGTGTGAAGTCGCAAGTACCATTTTTAATTACATTAGCATCTGTTGCTAATTTTTGCATTACTTCTTTATACTTAATATTTTGCAACACCTCAATACCACCTTTAGCGATAGTATTTCCTTCTAAAAGTGCAGCAGCTAAAAAACCAGCAGCAGCTTCTCCTGCGTACGAGCTTGATATATTTGTTGTTGTAGCCATTGTTTATTGTTTTGTTTTTTGTTTTTAATTGTTGTTTAACCTTTTATAAATTCTATCCATTTGGGTATCTGTATCATTTTTAGATATTTGGAAATTGAATTTTTTATCTTCTTTTTCTGGATTGTGTTTTAAGGGTTCAACAACTTCAACATCGGCAGACAACTCCACTTCTTTTTCAGTTTGTTGGTTTGGTAATTCTTTTGGTGTTTCTTCGCTCAATTCATCTTTGGATAATTCCTGAATCATGCCTTTAATTTCTTCTAATGCTGTAGCAAATTCTTCTTTAGTTACATACTCCATAACTACTTCCTCTTCTTCTGCTTCTACTTCAACTTCAGCTTCTACTTCTTCTTTAACTTCTTCTTTAGCCTCTCCTATGCTGTCAATTAATCCCTCTTCTGCAATGATTAATTTTCTACCATCTTCCATTTCATACTCACCAACTGGCAAAGCAATATTTTCGTCATCTTCTGATTTTATGAAAATTGATTCTCCTTTTACAAAGGATTCGGCAACTAGAACAGTTCCGTTTTCGAGTTTTACCTCTTCTAATTTTATAGATACTTCGTCAGAAAGTTGTACTCCAAGCACATCTTTGACTTTGTTTAATAATTCTTGAGCTTTCATATACCATTAATCCGCAGATTATGCCATATTGATATACTTTTTATATAACTTTTTTATTATATTTTCCCAATTCCTTGGTTTATAATACCGCCTTCGCAACATTTGCTGCTGTAAGTTGTGCCATTATCGCATAAACACCCCCTTTTTCCACCAACAGGAGATGTTTTACTTAATGTTTTATTGCTTTTTTTCTTTTTTCTCATCTTATTTAACTTTTACGCAGTTGGGTCTTCTTTTACCTTTTATAGTTTGGTAACCCTTTTGCTCATATCCATCCCAGCAAGGGCTTTTAGTTTTTTTAGCTTCCACTTTATGCTCTTCGCATGGCATAAACCAGTCTTTACCTTCAAAATCATGCACGTGAAAACCATCACAACCTATGCTTTGAGCTATTTCTACAGCCATTTCCTTTGTGTTATAAGCTAATCTATCATTAATGACAGCGTAGTTTTCATCAATTACCATTGATTCCAAATCTATTTCGCCCAATTCTTTTAATTTACTTTTGCTCCAACCTAAAGCAGACTTTCCGCCCCATAATAAATATGAAATAGTTCCGCATGCCTTAGTATTTCCTTCATCATAATATTCAGCAGCTCTACTTAAATAAGAATACATGCGTTTTATCGTGGATAATGAAACCTTTTTTTTGTCCCTTAATTGAGTGGCTCTAATTTTTCCAGTATTGGTTGCGCATTTATTACCATTTTTTTCATTTAATTCAATTCCTCTTTTAGCATTGTTGCTTACGGAGTCAGGGTAATCATTATAACTCTCTAATTCGATTTCCTCTTGATTTAAAAGGCTTAAAATCTCATCTAGCTTAGTTTGAGCTTCAACCTCTTTAAAGTCCTTAGAATGGCTTAAAGTTGCCTTATCCGCGAAGTATCCTTCTATGCTATATCCGGTGTACAATCCATTTTTAACACTTTCCCAAACTTTTTCATCTTCTATTTTCATAGAAATAACCCAACTACCAACAGGAGCATCTAAATTATAAATAGCAGATTTGTCTTTCTCTGAATCTTCAACAATCCAACTTTCAAAAACAGTTAGATTATTGGCTTTCATTTCATGCTCTAATGTTGCGTTTGATTGATTACCTTTTTGAAAAAATAATTCGCTGGCTCTTCTAATAGTATCTTTTGAAAAATAAACGTAATACGTTTCCTCCCCATCGCGCCTAAAAATTGGTTTGTTCGGAATTAGGGCGGCACCCATTACTATGCGCTTTTCATCATCTACTTTTGCCAATTTAATTTCTTGGTCTTTTAAAGCCACCCATGAACTTTCAATGGCTGGCATAGAGACTAAAGAAACTGCATCTACTCCAGAAACCTCGTTCTCTTCATCTAATAATAATTCTATAATTTTCATTTGTTTTTTGTTTTAAAATGTTGCTTGATTAATTGTTGCGTTTGTTAATTGCTGTTGGTTTGTTACTGCTCCAGCCACTACAAAAGCTTGCACAGGTGCTTGACTTCCTAACGCTGTGGACAGTTGATTAAAACCAGACTGACCTACTACATTAAAAGATGGAGCTTGTGTTGGAGAAGTTAAATTCTGACCACCTCCTCCAATTGAAGGCGAACTAACACTGGCTACGCTTTTCTTGGGAGCTTCATATTTTTGCGCTGCTATCATTGCAATCTGAGCTGCTGATGTAACACTTGCAAAAGCAAGAGAGGCAATACCAGCTGGATTTGGAACAGGACCGAAAGAAAGAGGCGATTGAGCTAATGAAGCAGTAATTGCTTTTCCTCCATCAATAACAGCCATTCCTAATTGCAATGCTTTATTAAAATTAAATTGCTGTTTAGCTGCTTTTAATTGTTCTTTACTTCCTTCTTTTAAGTTTTTTATTCTATGAGCAAAAGCTGCATCCCCTAAAGATTGTATTGCAAAAGTTGAATGTTCTGCTATTGTTAAAGCAGTATCAGCAGTTTTTAATCTTTCTAATCTTTTTTTCTCTTCTTCACCAGCTAAGTATTCTACAATATTACTTTCTACTTTTCTTACATATCTATCAACTTGGTCTTCCGTTCCTGTTCTTACGTCTACTTTTTGCGCCTCTCTTTTTTGTAGTTTTGGTAATGAATCAAAATCAATTTTCTCAATAGCAAGTTTTTTTAATGAAAGTTTTTGAAGTTCTCTAATCTCTGCTTGTATTGCTTTTACTTTATCATTTCGTGCAGCAACTTCTTCTCTTGTTTTTGCCTCAGTATTTTGTATTGCTTTTAACTCTTGTTGTTTTAAAAGGATTAAATCTCTTGTTTTCTTGTCAACTTTTTCAACAGCATCTAAATTTTCATTAATACTGTCTGTATTATTATCAGTTTTATCAGTATTGTCATCTGTTGTAATACCAAGACGCTCCATTAAAGCCTCTTTTTCTTTTATTAAATTATTTCCTTTTTCTTGTTCTTCTTGAAAATCTTCTTCGGCTTCATTTAATGCTTTTATTTTTGCTTCTAAATTAATTTGCTCATTAACTAACCTTCCAATATCATCAATTTTAAGTTTATTTTGCCCATTGCCTTCTTCACGCAACTTGTTTTCTCTTTCTTGTATTTCATTTAATTCTGCCAATACTTCATTTGGAGAAGTTGCTTTTATTTCAATACCTAAATCAGAATATTTTTGTCTTAATTTAGCTGTATAGTCAAGAGTTTCCGCTTCTTTGTCAAGAACTTTATTTAATTCGTCCGCAGTTTCTTCTGCTTGCTCTTGTATTTCTTCTTCTCTTTCTTGTATTAATATTTTATTTATTAATGATTTATTTATTTTTTGAATAGCTGCGTTTAAATCTTCATTGCTTGCAGTTTCAGCATCAATGTTTTTTAAATAATTTGGATATTGTTTTTGTAATTCTAAAATTAAAGATGTTCTTTCTTCTTGTGTAGTATTTACATTTCCAAGTTGCGCTTGCACCCTAAATAAAGATGCTCTTTCTTTTTCTAAAGATTCAGATAGTTTTTCAGTTGGTGTTATAAAATTTAATAGCGATGTTGTTGCTTGAACAATTCCTCTTGCTATACTGTTAAATAAACCTTCTCCATCTTCAATTGATAATAAAAAACCTTCCCAAGCTGAACCAAGTTTTGTTGTATCTCCAGCTAAATTGTCTAACCTTGTTTCTGCCAATCTTTGCGCTGCTCCTTGAGAGTTTCTAAAAGATTCAGTTAATGTGTCAATTTTAGGAGCATTATTAGCTAATGTTAAAAGTGATTTTGCACCCCTATCTCCAACTAAATCAATTGCATCATTAAGAGCGTTTGAACTATTTTTTATTTTGTCTAATGCTTCATTTAATGGAATACCTTTTTTATTTAACTCAATAAAAGTTTTACTTAACCCAGTTCCAGCCATTGAACCCTTTATACCGTTGTCAGCTAAAATACCAAGTAAAGCAGTAGTTTCTTCTATGTCTACATTTAAAGCTCTTGCAGAAGGTGCTACCATTTTTAAAGATTCTCTTAACCCTTCATAATCTAAAGCAGATTTACTTGTAGATATAGCCATTACATCAACAACTCTTTGTGTTTCTTCTGCTTGTAAACCAAATGATTTTAAAGTAGAACCAGCAATTTGAGCAGCTTCACCTAAACCAACATCTAAAGAAGCAGCTAAATCAAGTGTTGCTTTTGTAGATTTAAGTATTTCTTTAGTAGAAAAACCAAGCTTTGCAAATTCTGTTTGTAAACTAACAACTTCTTTTGCTGTAAATTGAGTTGAAGCGCCAAGCTCTTTTGCTGAGTTAGCAAGTTGGCTTGTTTCTGCTTCTGTAGCACCAAGAACAGCTTTTAATCCAGATAATGCTTGAGAAAATTCAGCTCCTTTTCTAGTAGCCATTACAAACAAAGAACCAATGCCAGCAATAGCAGCAACCCCTCCGCCAATAGCTAAAGCTTTAAAAGATGTACCAAGATTTTTAACTTGACCAACTGCGCCTTGAATTGAGGCAGGTAAAGCATTAAAAGCAGAATCTACTCCCTTTATACTTTTAGTTGCTGACTTTCCAGCATCTTCAGTATTTTTTTTAAATCCTTTTACGTTTTTATCAGTCTTTTTTATAGACTTGTTTGCATCTCCAGTCTTAATTATTAAATTGACTACTTTTGTTTCCATTCACTCATCTTTAATTGTGTTAATCCTTCTTTGATAGTCATAGGAACTTTATTAATTCCTAATGCAATATTTATATGTTTATCATATAATTTATTCTTTCGACAAAATTCTAAGGCTTCTAATATTGTTTTCAATTTGGTTCGTTTAATAGTTCAAAATTTGTTTCTCCACTTTGTAGTTTAGTAGACATTTTATTTATTGTATAAGCTCTTGTACCAATTACTATTAAATCATCTAATGTTAAAGTCAATAATACTTTTAAAGGCAATACAGCAGAGAATTTAAATATTCTTGTTCTTTTGTTAAATACTCTTGTGATGTAATTTTGATAATAAGTTTGAAATAAGCTGTTGTTGTTACCACTATAATCAGTTAGTGTATAGGTGTTTATTTCACTACCAAAGTTTAAGTTGTATGTAGGTGGTGTTGAAGCT